AGCGAATTGAACTAATGGATAAAGATGGGGCATCGTTAGCTCCAAAACCAATAGAAATAACTATTAAACGAGAATGAGCGGAGGCAATGACACTCTAAAGATGGAAGCTTCGAATACCTTTTTAGACCTTTTCGATGCTTATAACATGGAAGGCAAACACCCACGTGTGATTGTGTTGGTGGGGGGTTCACGAAGCGGAAAGACATGGGCACTTATGCAACTGTTATTGATAATAGGCAGTGGGCAGGAGATGCGGAGAATAACCATCTGGAGACTTAAACGTACATGGGTTAAGCCAACGGTTTATGGCGACTTTGTAGGTTTATTAAAAAAATATGACTTATACAACAAAAAGTATTTAAACGAAACGGAATTAAGATATAAGCTTTATAATTCAACGTTTGAGTTTGGAGGGCTAGACGATTCTCAAAAGCTGCACGGCTTAACAACCGATTTTTGTTGGCTAAACGAAGCGATTGAAGCAACCAAAGACAATTTTGACCAGCTCGAAATGCGATGCTCCGGTACGATATTTCTTGACTGCAACCCCACAGAGGAGGAGAGTTGGGTCTATGACTTAAAGAAGCGTGATGACGTTGTGTTCATTCACTCTACACACCTAAACAACGCTTTTTTACCGATAGAGGTGAGAAGGAAAATATTAGGATACGAGCCTACACCAGCGAATATTGCGCTCGGAACTGCTGATAGTTACAAATGGTCGGTTTACGGGTTAGGATTAGCAGCAAAGCGAGAAGGATTGATTTTTAAAGAATACGAAATAATAAGGGAATGGAATGATGAAATTAAATTTATCGGCATAGGATTAGATTTTGGATTTTACCCTGACCCCACCGCTGCTATTCGTGTAGGGTTGCTCAATGGTCGGTTGGTCCTTGACGAGCTATTTTATGAAAACAAACTTTTAGTTGGAGAAAATTCAGAATCGGCATCCATTGAAAGCCGTTTGAAGGAAAATGAGGTTAAAGAGCACATGTTGATTATTGCTGATAATTCAGCGCAAGCTGCAATAATGGAGCTAAAGAATAAAAATTTTAATATAAAAGCAACAACGAAATATCCGGGGTCGGTAATTGATGGAATAGAATTGATGTTAAGATATTCGCCTTTTTATGTTACTGAAAGGAGTTTGAACGCAATTGATGAGCTGAAGAAATACACACGCAAAAAAGATTTTGCAAGCGGCAGGTTTTTGAAAGAGCCGATTGACGCTTATAATCATTTAATCGATGCAGCGAGATATGTAATCAGCGAATATATCAAGAGCAAAAAAGCAAATGGAATACAACGAGCAACATTATAAATAATTGAAAAATAATGATAAATAAACTATTAGAAATTTTAAAAGAGGCCGTTCCTAATTACGAGGTATCATTTGAAGAAAGTAGGATGATGAACGTAGCAGCCGACACAATCGAACGTTACAAAGGCTTTGCTTATATTGAAGAATACAGGCAAGGGTATTATTCATTTCGAAGATTCCAAAGGACCCGAACCACACGGATACAGATATATTTTTGCAAGTTTGTTGATTTTCATGACAACGCAATAAATAGGGAATTGATGAGGGAAAAAATAGAAGAAGAAGCAGTTATCCCATTCGTTACAAAGATGAATGAAAGTGATAGTTTTAAACAGATAGAGAGATTCGACATCGGGACGCCGCTCCCTCGTTTTGACGCAAACGAGGTTAGTGTTAAACTTGAATTTGATTTAACATCAACTATATGCTAAGATTACACAATAAAAAAGAAATAGACATCAAAGGGGGAAAATTCACGCTATCGCAGCGGAATGAGCTCGGGGATTTGCTCTCAAGTGATAAAACCGATGTTGAAAAATTTGAAGGTGTCTTTGAGATTCTTTATTCGTTCAAGCCGTCACCGATTGAATATAAATTCTTGATAAATATTTTTAATAGAACGATAGACGGGCTAAACCATTGGTTTAAATCTGAGAGGGATTTACTAAAATACGATTATGATGCAGATGAGTTATCGGCAGGGATTAAGGATTACAGCGAGAAAATAGGGGCACTTGGTACTGTATTGGCAATAGCTAAAACGTTTGGGAAAGACCCTGACGAGATTTTGAACTGGGAATACGGAAAGGTTTTTGGCATCTTGCTAAATGACCTCGAAAGCTCAAAGTATAGGCAGAGATATGACAAGGTGCTGCAAAGAAAATACAAAGTCAAAGCATGAGTTATATTAGCGATATATTACAAGAGGAGTTGGAGATTCTTTTAAAGGGAATAATCAGACAACACGAAGCAGCCGGGCAAGTAGCTTCTAAAAAGACGCGCGATTCTTTTAAAGTAGAAGTATCCGAGAATAAGGGACAACTCATCGGAGCAAGCTATGCAGGTGTATTGGAGAAAGGAAGAAAGCCAGGTAAGGTCCCACACGATTTTACAAACATTCTTCTCAGATGGATGTCCGCAAAAGGGATTGCACCAGCAGATGCGAAGCAGGCGGAGATAATGGCAAATGCTATCAAATGGAAAATAATCAAGGAGGGAACATCCCTATATGCTGGGAAGGAGACGCGCAAAGTTGATTTTACAGGACTTATAGATATGTGCTTGCGGTCAATTAAAGAAAAGGTTACAAGCACTTATATTCTTGAATTTAAGGAAAATATTTTTAATACAAAATAATATGGCAGTTACATTAACAAAAGACTTAACAACTATTTGTGCCGGATTCGGAGACATGAAAATTCAATTCTCAAAAGGAAGTGGCGACGTAGCTCAAGAAGTGTCGGTAGTTTATGGAGGGACAACGTACACGGCATCATTTTATAATAACATCGCAGTCATTGATTTACATGGCAAAGGGTTGACACTTTCGGAATGGGAAAACACATCATCGCAAGATAATACACCACTAACTATCTACTATAACACATTATTAGTAGGGCTGTTTAATAATGGGGGGCCTAAAATCTACTACCCCCTTAATATGAGTCAACAAATAGGGCAGGACAATAACTTTTCTGTTGACAAAATTCATTTATGCAAATATATAAGGACTAATCTTAAAAAAATAAAGAGATATAACGGCTATGAGCGAAGGGTCGCCTTTCTTTGCATCCCATCAGACTATGGCGCGGGTTATGGGCAGGCATATATAACTATTGATGGAGTAGCCAAGGGATATGCTACACATTATATAGGACAGTATCCTTTAGTTTTGTTAGATGCTTCTGTGGCAAACAGCTCTATAAAAATTGTTAATAACTCAATTTCTGACAGCCTGCAAGTTGAAGTATTAGATGCTCCAGAGCACCCATTTTACGTTCGTTGGGTCAACGCATTGGCAGGCTGGGATTATTGGATGTTTGATTGCCGATATGTTAAAAAACGTAAAACAGGCTCCCGTAAAATGGTGGAGAGATACGTCACGGATATGGCGGCAACATCTGGAAATAAGCAAACAATATCGTTAGAAGTAAGTGAGGAGGTAACCGTAGGAGCTTCGCAGATTTCAGAAGATGAATTTGAATGTATTAGTGCCTTACTTTATAGCACCTTTGTTCAATGGTATGACGAATCAAAGGGTAAATGGATTGACATTATTCCAGATGGAGAAGCATCGTTTTTTTATGGAAGCCCAAAAACAGACATAGAAATAACATTCATCTTGCCAGAGAGACAATTACAAATGATTTAGTTATGACAGCTTACGACACAATTAATAAAATAGACAAAGAGACTCGCAAAAGTCTTATTCGTGCTGGATTTTTGCCCATGACCACAGAACGCAATATATCTATCTTTGAGAGGTACAATGATTATGTCGAAAAAGGAAGCGGGAGAATGAAGGCAAAAATAGTTGTAGCCCGTGAATTTAAAGTGTCTAGTAAAACGGTTGAACTTGTATGTAGAAAAATGACTTTATAATAAATAAAAAAATATGGATACGGAACAAAAAATACTGCTCGAAGTAGAAGTCAAAGCAACGGAAGCCCTTAAAGAATTAGGCGAGTTGAAACAAAAAGCGGCTGATTTAAAAAAAGCTCAAAAAGAGTTAGACACTTCAACGTCTGAAGGGCGTGTTGAATATGAGCGATTAGGCGTTCAAATAAAGAGCCTTAACTCTCAAGCAAGAGAGAGAGAGAAAGTCATTCAAAATGAAATAAAGCTACAACAGTCGGAGTCGGGTAGTCTTAATCAGTTGAAGGCGAAATTGGCTTTAATGACAGCGGAATATAGCAAGATGTCGGCAGCTCAAGCAGACACGAAAGCAGGCAAAGCATTACAAGCAAATATCGCTGAAACAGCCGACAAAATTAACGTAGCTGAACAGTCATTGAATAATTTCCGCAATCAGGTGGGAAATTATGAGATTGCAACAAAAAGCCTTCGTCAAGAGATGAAGGACTTGACGCAGCAGTTAATGACGATGAAGATAGCCGGAGATGACAGCTCCGAAACGTATCAAACGATGGCGCAGAGATTGGCGGCTTTGAAGGATGCACAAGAAGACGTTGCGAACGAGACGAAAAACATGGCGAGCGACACACGGACTGTCAACATGATGAATGAGACCTTCTCAACTATGGCAGGCTTGGCGGGTGGTTTAGCGACAACATTTATAGCTATGGGGGCCAATGGCGAGGAGGCGACAAAAGTAATTATGAAGCTGCAAGTAGTAACGAATGCGCTTGCGGTCGCCACGCAGCTTCAAAAAGCAGCGCAAAAAGAATCAAACGTATACGCACTTGCCACGATTGCCCTTCAAAAGATAGGTATCAATCAGACTGTTCGGGCGGCAGCCGCAGAGGCAGCGTATGCAAAAATGAAAACAGCAGGCAGTGCTAGCGCAAAGATGGCAGCAGCGGCGCAATGGTTATGGAATGCCGCACTTGCAGCTAACCCCGTAGTGTTGATTACCATTGCTTTGATAGCCCTCGTAGCCGGTATCTATCTGTTAACTAAAGCATTTAGCGGAGCAACGGCAGAAGAAAAAGCAGCTACAAAGGCAGGAGAAGAATATGAAAAACAAGTCCGGAAAACTGCAAGAGAGATAGAGCAGCTGGATAGAATAATAAGCAATAGCACTAATAAGCGTAAAAACGAATGGAAAGAAGAGGAGCTGGCACTACGCGAGAGCGGAGCAACGGCGGAGGTTATTGCAAAAGCAAAAGCAAAAGCAGACAAGGAGTTGCGAGATATAGAAATAAAGGGTCTTAATATTAAGATAAAAGCGCAATACGATGAATATCTGGCTTCGATGCGTAACATAAAAGCGCAAAAGGCACTTTTAGCAACAATGGCGAAAGGTAGCAAAGATTACGACGAACAATCAAAAAAAGTCATTGAACTAGCGAAAGCGCATAACGAGCTGGTGAAAGCGTATGATGAGAATCAGCAGAAACAAACGGAGCTAAACTTGCAATCTCGTGAAGAGACAGTCGTAGCACTTGAAAAAGAGAGGGAAGCTTATAAACAGGCAGCGATGAAAGCTTTTGAACAGCGGAAGCAAGTTGCAGACGAGAAAACAGCTCAAGAGAAATTATCGCTAGATAATGATTTTTTCATGCAGCAGGAATATGCGGACAAAGAATTTAAAAGGCTGCAACAGTTTGAAAAGGAGAAGCTTTTTTTGCAAAAGCAATTTGGAGAAATAAGCGCAAAAGATTATGAAGACGGGCTTATTGTCTTGCAAGAAAAGAGTAAAACGTATTACAAACAGCGAACAATTAACTTGCAAAATAGTTATGAAGAAGAAATAAAGAATATAAAATCAATCATAAAAAAGAATGATGAGGAGGTTATTTCCGAAACAAACAAAAAATATTCAGATGAGATTGCTTCTTTGCGAAAGCACAACGAGTTGATGGAGCAGGAATATCTAAACTTGGATATTAAGCGTGCCGATAGCGGTTTGTCTGAATCGGAAAAAAATCGGTTTGAAGAACTGAAGAAAAACATTTTAGAGAATGGAACGTACGAGCAACGATTGCAGGAAGCATGGATTCTGGAGCTACAACAAAAAAGAAAGGAATCACTAAGTGAGAGAATAAAAGACATAGACACTTCTTTGACCGACGAATTTGCTCTGGAGTTAGCAAAGTTTAGCGACAATGAGAAAGCCAAGCTGAAGATACAGAAAGAGATGGCGGTTAAGCGACTTGAAGAGTTGCGCAGCCTTGCGGAATCGGAAACAGACGAGGGGGCAAAATCGAAATTGCAGGAAGAAATATACAAGGCGGAAGCTGCATTACGAAAGGCAAATAGCGATGAGAACTTGGCGGTGATGAACAGGGATGAGGCTAACACTTTCAAAAGTGAAAACGAAAAGCATAAAATCAAAGTCGCCTTTTTAAATGAGCAGTTAGCATTGTCAGCAGATAATGCAGAGAAAATCGCAGAAATTAATGAAGCGTTAACAGATGAACAATCACGTCACCATCAGGAGACAATAAAAATCACAAGGGATTACGTAGACCAATATGGAGGCATGGTCATGGACACTCTTAATGCGATTGGCGACATTATGAAGGCAGCGGAGAATGTTCAGATGCGGCAGTATGAGGAGGACAATGAGAAGAAAAAGCAAGCGTTAGAAAGTAGACTAAAATCGGGATTGATTTCGCAGGAGCAATACGACAAAGGTGTTGCAAAGGCAGATGCAGAGCTAGACAAGAAAAAGAAAGACTTGGCGATTAAGCAGGCTAAAAGAGACAAAGCACTTGGAATCATGAATGCAACTTTAAACACAGCCTTGGCGATTTTGAAGATTTGGGCTGAAGTCCCGAAGGTAGATTTTGGCGCATCCACTATAGCACTTACGGCAGTAGCAGCAGCGATAGGGGCTGCACAGATAGCCACGATAGCCGCACAACCACTACCAACAGCCGCACGTGGTGGAATGATTGGAGGTAAAAAGCATTCACAAGGTGGTACAGTCATAGAAGCTGAACAAGGAGAAGCAATAATAAATGCTAAAAGCATGAGCAACCCACGATTACGGGAGCTTGCAAGTTTGATAAATGAGGCTGGTGGAGGTGTGCCGTTTGTTAATGGGCATATATCACCCCTTTCAGACGGTGGCTTTTACAAACGAAACAGCAGCGAGGTTATTGGTAGGCAGTCTTTTCGTGAAATGAGCGAGATTATTTCCGATTCGATTGATAAAAGAAAAATGTACGTTACAGTTGAAGATATAAGAAGAGCAGATGTTAATTATACAGAGGTTGAATCAATTAATAAAAATAGATAAGCGATGAACAATTATATATTAAGAGTTAAGCGTATAGCTTCCGATTATTGGGACATAGCAGATATTGATGATAAAGATATTGCAATAAATTTAGGAGCTGCACAAATTGGCGATTTCGGCATCGCAACGAATGATTATACGCAAAGAATTAACCTTCCGTTCACGTATAAAAATGAATCTATTTTTGCAGGCATTACAAACACTTTCGCAAGAAGTCAAGCCCCGTATCAGAATTACGAATGTAGGCTGCATTATCGCAATAGAGAAATATTTGGCAAGGGTAGTTATTTAACTATTTTGAAGGTTAGCAATAAAAGCATCGAAATTTGTATATCGTCAGGCGTTTCCGGCTTTTTTAAGAAATTAAGAGATATAGACTTTACGGCTGAGGAATATCGGGATTTGTTAGGTTGTACCGTTCGACCCCTTACTCTAAGTGATTTTAAAAATACGTACTACATCCTCGTACCAGGGTGGATTATTTACCCTAAAACAAAAGTAGCAAGATGGGGAGAAAATGAACAGAGGTTATTAGATGCCAAAATTGAAGAACGAAAAACACTCAACCCTACATTAACCCCTCTAATGGAAGCGATGTTAAGAGCATATTTTGTTCAGTTAAGGCAGTCGGATTTAGTTAATAACGGAATAGTCCCTAACGCATATCCGTGCATAATGCTTGGCGACCCTCGTGGAGATAGGAATAATAGGCATACTTGGGGTATTTTAACATTCATTCTTGACCATTTAGGGTATACCCTTGAATCTGACATTAGCACTTTCATTTATTATTGTTTTGCAGTACCTATGCGCACTGCAAATATAAGTTTTGCAGATGTTAATTACACAAGTTATCCTTCACAATTGCAGAATAATGAATTAGGCGACTCTCGCTGCTACTTTCATAACGGCAACACCGGCGGCAAAGGTCATTCAATATGCGACACCTTCTTTTTTAACGGGAGTTACTACGGAGGTTATCAAATAGGAATAGGGGGAGAAGGGATATACCCAAAAGTTTCTTTATTTTTAAAATTTCCAGATGTAGACTTTGCAACCA